ACAGACTTGATTGCAGGATGAGATACATCAAAGTCAATTCCGCGACAGCAAGTAAACCAAGCACCATCCACATGTACATCAATGCCCTTGTCCTTCGCCTCGTCTAAAATCTCTCCCATTTGAGTATGTACGGCCCCAGTACTAGGATATGGCATTGATATCACTAACGGGATACCTTCCAGCAACAGTCCTGGTTTTCTCCCCCAGTTGCTTAATCTTTCATGATATTTGTAATCTCCATCTAATACCTGCGGCTGACATTGCATATAAATGCTGTCAATAAATTGTGTGCATCCTTGCATGATATCAATCCTGCCAAAATTTTCTAAGCCAGTTATCTTATTAAGTTCGCTGTGCTTAAGCCAATCAAACATAGACTTTTTGAAATTAACATAGACATTGTTAGAAATGTCTTTGTCTAGATTTCCATCTAATACCTGCTGTATAGTTGCTTCTATGAGATTATCACTAAGGGGTTGCGGCCTTTCGGTTTCTAACCAATGATCTGAATAATTAGAAGCTAGTTTAATTCTCATTTACAATTTGGTCCCTAGGTTTGGCAAATTCTGTATTTGTGCCACATGTTCTAGCACAGGTAATCAGTTTATTTGTGGTCCAGTATTCATCCCATGCTGACTGATATTCGTTGCTTTCGATAATATCTTTTATAGGTTTAGTAAAACAATTTATGTTACCTAGTGTGTCTACTAGCTCGTGATGTTGTTTCAACATTTCTTGTCTAACTTCTAGCGCATCGTCTGGATTTACATAAGTGTAGGGAACACTTGCTAACCAACAGCACGGTAATACATCTCCGTATGCATCGATATATATTTCTTTTTCATGCTTGGATTTGCAACTAATAACAGATTTGGAAACAATATTTTTGTAATCCTGAATTACTTTTTTATCGATAAATTTTAAAGGCACATCAGTTGCGGGCTCAATGTAATGAGTAGTAATGCCAGTTTTGTTTAGAACCTTTACACGAGGTTCTAAAATAAATCTACTAGAATTTTTCAACGTAAAATGATGAAATCCTAGCTCTTTTGCCAGTTGTCGAACTTGTTCAACCTGGTGTTCATTATGTTTAAATTTTATAAACACCCACTCAGCAGTTCCGCCTGCTTGTATAAAAGCGCGAGCATTGTCGATAACTTTATCAAAGTCTGTTCCTATACGATATAGACTATGTGTATCCTTTAACCCATCTAACGCAAATACTACTTTATGATTCATTGGTAATGATTGGGCAAGGCTAACCCACCAATCATTATTACGAGCTCCCCCATTTGTGTGTATTGTAATGCTAACATCCGGGGCAACAGTCTTTGACCAATTGCACATTTTAATGAGATCATTGTTCATCATAGGATCTCCAAAATTGCTACAAAAATAATAGCTATTGATTTGGTTAAGTAGTTCTTGAGTCATTACTGATTTAAAATCTTCAAAAGTCCAATTTCGTATTTTAATTAATGGGTTTTCTAAACCGCCATTAATATTCCTGTTACACATGGGGCAACTTGCCTGACAGTTATTTGTAATCTCAAGATGTATCTGATGTAGTTCGTTAAATTTAAACATTAGGTTTACCAATTATCATAAACCGTTTATATAACGGAAGTTCAAGTTCTTCTGATTTGTAAATTTCTAAATGACTCTGTTCTTCAAACTCTGCCAATGAATTAGCAATTCTAATATGCTCTGATATATTGTAGTTGTTACTTTGTAATACAATAAAACTATCTGGAGGTAATTTTTTGATCCATTGATTGTATTGTTCTTGTGTAATATGTTCGCAACTGGTATTGATTATAATATCTGCGTCTGATTTAATTTCACACATGTTGGCTGTTATGGCTGTGAACCTACCATCTATTTCTTCTAATTTGTTCATGGCCTCAGCTACGGCCTTGCAATTAGGGTCAATATCAACACTACGAATATGTTTAACATTCATACCACTTTGAAATATCATACTTGCTAATACACCTACCCAACCCCCGTGTATGTCAATTGTATCAGCATCTGTAATCACATACCGCATTTGATTAATCAACCATTCTTTACTTTTAAGTTGCCCAGACCAAAATGCATCCATGGTTCGTCTAGGATCTTGGCTTTGTCGGATGGCCTGCATCCAATGATGTAAATGATCTAGGTCAATCTTCATTAATTAACACCTTAATATCTTCACTATAGATAATAGAACAACCAAAAGAAATTAATCTCTGCATTTTGGTATTTTACTGTCTGCGGAACTCACACAACTAGGAGTAATACATTTTGTTGGGGAATCAAATAAGCTAAAGTTATCTAGTGTTCCTAGATGTTTATCATGACAACTGTAGGCTCTTTTAACTTCGTTGCCTTTTACTATAACACTTTGATAGCCTGCATTGCAATACCAATCTTTAAATTTATTAAAACCAAATGCATTAAATCTTTCTGCTTGATCAAATAGATATTCTTGTTTATCTTCATATAATGCTATCTGGTAAATTTCTTCCCCTTGAGATTTTTGGGGAAATCCAGTTTGCATTATGTTTATCATATCATCAGTGTAACCGTTTACTATTAAACTTGCTGTTTCGTTGCTCTGGGGTTTTAAAGTTACGTTGATTCCAGCTTTATTAAATCTTTCACATCTTTCATATAGCTCGTAAAACTTTGTCGGCACCATGACTTGATTAACTGTCACATGAACCTGTTCGTACATTAATTTTTCAATCTTTTTAATGAAATCTGATTCTACAGCAAACTCATCATGAAAACTTGCTGTAATGCTTCTTCTTTGTAATAGCTCTGTAGTCCTTGCCCAAGATTCCCACCAACGTTCACTAGGAGATAAATTAGTGGTCATGTGTATGCTTTGATAAGGAGTAGCATATCCGTCATCTAAATATTTGGTTAGATCAATTAGATACTTATAGGCAGTTGGTTCACCACCACTAAAACTCCAATGGAATTCTGTAAATCCGTTATTTCGAGCCTGCCGTTTTATTTCGTCAATTGTGTGTTTATATGTTTCGAGAGGAAAGTGGTCAACATTGTCACTTCTTGCATACGGCCAACAATATGAACATTTATAATTACAAAATCTGCCTAATATCCAACTAACTGAAAATAAAGGACGAGTTAGCATTGTCCTTTGTCCAAATGATGTTATATTATTCCAGGGAATTTCTAAGCCCATTATTATCTACCTATATTATGTAATAAATATTTAAATGAAAGAGAGGATGCTCAAAAAATTTAATCTTGTTACCATAGCTTCTATGGAAAAAACACAGGGAGTTTTTAGAAAACAAATGCCCGTTTTCCAACCACATTTTAAGGATTGGCAAAGACCAATGTGGAGTGTTGAAGATACAGGTGCCTGGGTTATATTTCCTGTGTATAATGATACAGATGTATTGGCACTTGACATATATTTCTACGAGAACACAGGAGTTGTACATTTATTAAGTAATAAATTTGATTATAATTATTTTGAAATGTACAAAGCTATAAAAACTCAAACATCGGTACCTATGTTAGATCCTATAGAATACTGCGAGTTTGATATTGATTTAGCACATCCGTTAATTGATATGTTTCAAAGGAAACAATTATCTTATATAAAATTCACTCCACCATTTGAAGGTTTTAGCAAGCCAGCACACACTGATTTAATTTTAAACCCTCAAAGAACAAGTAATTGGATAACCATTACTCAATACATAGAATACGTTGATATTATCTTGACAAAACTTAAACAACTAAAATACAGGTTTCCTAATAACTTTTCTATTGAACAGTTATTTGTAAATGATCGACGATATTACATAGGAGTTATCCCCTATAACAATCTAGATATAAACACCGCAGTCGACAAATATATTAAAAAATTAGAAACTGACCTAACCTCAATACATGAATTTTCTAATGGCAGAGAAAAGATTATTACTAAACACGCAATTGAAAAGGCTGAGTTAAAATGGAAACCTTTGATGATTTAGAATTTGAAGCAACATTTTATTTTGATGAAGGAATTAAGATTGTTAGGCTGGTTGGCAATTTTCTTATCTCTTGTTCTCTTGATTATCTAATATATCAATATGTCTGCGCCTGCCATCCTCAAACATTTTATCGTTCTGTTGAGATCAAATATAAAGGTAAAATAATATTGACCAAAGATTTAAGACATGGCGTAAATTTCAGCCAACCAGTCAAAGTTATTAATCAATCTTAAATTTTCAGAATTATTTCTATTATTAAGACCGTACTCTTTTCCTGCCAATGCACCTTTGATAGCATAATTTCCAAATGCTCCTTGTGAAACTGTACACCAAACATTAAGTCTGTCTTCTGTTTCTTGATCTACCTGTCTATCTATAATTTTAGAACTAAGCTTCACACATTCTCTAAAAGCACTACGCCAAGTATTAAATGGATCTGTATTAAACATTGTTATACTGGCAATATTATCAACTGCTGTAAAATGTTCGGCAATAGATGTTGTCATGTCAACGGTGTTGGGGTCTAAATTTAGTGTACGTATTCTTGGAAGTAACTTAACTCCCCCATTACCGTATATAAGTCCGTTTACTGGATTTTGTGCTTTAAACACATATACAGATTCTATCCATACTCCGTCTGGATCAGCAAAAGTAAAATCTTCTAGAATTTTACTGTCGCCGTCAACAACCCAAAACATTTCGCTAAGACACATCTTGGCCGCATTTCGATGCGCATGTTGTATGCCCGTTACACCGTGTAATCGTTTGGCATTGGGAAATCTAGAACGCAATTCGTTCCAGTTTTCATCAGCATTAGGTTCATTATAAGAAATAAAAACAATGTCAAACATTTCGAGACATTGTCCAAGTTAATTGTTCTTTAATTTGCTGATACTGATCTTTAAACAATTCTACAACATAGGCGCTGGTATCTGGATATAAAAATCCAACATCTAGATTAAAATCTTTTCTAAGTAGTTCTCCGTATCGATTAATAGAATCTCCGAGATCTATATCTTTAACTTCTTTCCATATTTCGCCTAGAACATCAAAATCTCTAACGTCAATATGATTCCAGTCTGTACAGTTAGTTTTCCAGCAACCTTGTCTTGCCCCTAATATAGCCCACAGACCATTTTGAACATGTGATCCAACACTCATCCATACCTTAAGTCTATGTAAATTATGCCAAAACAATTTTGAAGGTGCAGGATCAGCAGGCAGTAGTCCATCGACTAAACTCATCTTAACACCTTCTCGGAATCCTGCTCTCCATGCTTGATAAGGACTGGCGTTGGGATAAGTGACTGAATAACTATCTACCATAGGACGATAACCATCTTCCCAACAAAAATCTACCTGTCCCTTATCTGTGTCGGCAGCTTCATGCGATCTCATGTTTAATAGAAATTCTTTGCTCCATACTTTAACACTACCGTTGCCGTAGCGCAATCCGTTTATAATATTCACACCGGGCCAACTAAATGCTTTTGCGTTTGCTGGAACATCTATAACTTGATCAAAAAACTTGACATCAACTATATTATCAGCATCTATAGTGATTAACCAATCAGTGTCGCTTTGTCTAGCTGCCTCTTTGTGGCATTCATCACTGCCCTTAACTCCATGAACACGTTTAGCCCACATGCATTTGTCAGACAGATCCGCCCAATGCTTTTCAGCATTAGGTTCGTCATAACTTATGAATATACAATCTAATTCAGCGATATTTAATTTTTTAGACATATTCAATATTTTACTTTATTTTTATTTTAACTGCAAGTTATTGTTCTACTTAATTCTTGTTTTGGAATAATATAAGGCGGCACCAATTGAACTAGGTGCATCTCCTGGTACAGGCAAGGTCTATACGTTATCCCATTGCATCTTCATATATTTGTTATATCTACTGTTCATAGCACACCCACCCGTTTTTTAACATGTTAAATCCTTGAAGCCCAAACACTTATATTATTAGATCCTGTATAATCTATAGACAGTGTTTTATCTTTGCTTAATTGATATATATCCATTTCAAATTTTGTAATTAATTTACTAGGATCGTTTTTTTCGGTGATATAAATTTTAAAAAAATTAGTTGTTTCATTAATCGAAGAAAAGAAACTACGCTGCCTTCTCTTTGAGATTTTTTCTATATCAAAATTAAATGTAATTTTACTGTTATCTACAGAAAATTCTATATTTAAAAAATCAAAGAAAATAAGTTTATAGTGTAGGTCTCTAACTATATTTTCTTGAAGTCGTGTTCTAACATCTAACAAATCTTGATCTTTGAATACAAGTTCTACGATTCCATCTTCTATCAGTACAAGGTAATTGTGTAATAGTTTATCACCGTTTAAGAACTCTATTCCAAGTTCACTGGGTATTTCACAGACAAAATAACCTTCTGGAATTTCGTCAAATTTAGAACCGCTTACTCCCCCAGGAATCAGCGTATTAGAATTGTACAAAAGACAGTAATTATTTGACACAGAGATCCTCTAATGTTTTAATTATAGAATCTGTAATAATAGACTTATCAACATAGTGTAATAAATCTGTTTGTTGAAACATACCCAATTTAACTTTTGCATCTGAGTCCAGGCTGAATCTAATCTTATCTGTCCAATTCATTGTATAGTCTTGCCAACCTTGTACCATAGGTTTCATATGTGTGATCCTTGGAAAATCCCATAGTGATTCTGTTACCAGTTCTTCTAGGTCCAATATCTGTATTGCTAGAGCAAATGCTTCATCAGTTGGAAATGATTTAAAATCTTCTCCTGTGAAAAAACTATTCATAAATTCTTTTGGATTGTCTGTAACGTCTTTTACTAGATTAAAGAATTCATCGGCTACAGGTGATTTTTTAAAATAAGTCCAAGCATTATATACATCAGTTAGCTGATATTTTTCAAAGAATTTTCTATAGGGCCCATATTTAAATACTTCTCGTTTATAGTTTTGAGGAGTTGTTGTAATGAATAGATCTCTGTCTTTAATGTAATCCCAGTAGACCTCCATGTTATTTAGAAATAACATATCAGAATCTAGTAAAACAGTTTCTTCATAGGGGGTTAACTCATAGGCTCTTGATCTACAGTCCATGCCCAACGGTCCTGTATATTCTATTACATGATCAAAGATGTCGAGTTTATTTTTAAACTTTTCTAGATTATTTGTTACAATACTAATTGAGTTTAATTTAGGTTGTGTAATCTTGATGCTCAATGCACAGGCATAGGCTAGTCTGGTATAATCTGTGGCGTCGGTATCAATGGCAAATAATAGGTAACCGTTACTCATAATAATTTTTTAAGTTTTTCTAAATTTCTCAAAAGGTCTCGTTTATTCATAAGATGAATATCGTGTCCTTTGGTCTTTGCTAATCTCCCAG